TTTCCACCAGCCCCCCAAACGCGGACGCGAACGAACGTCACCCCAGCGGGCACGGTAAACGTGCCGCTGTTGATGAACATCTGAATTTGTCCGTTGCCGAACACCCCGCTGTAGGGGTTGCTGACGGGAGAAGTTGTGGCAGGAATGCTCATATGAATTATCCCTGAATGGAAACGGACCGACCGACGACAACGCCCCTGACGCCGTTAGTGATCGGATTGGTGAAGTCGTATCTTGTCGCCGGAGTCACCGCTGAGTAGCTGCTGCTCAGCGTAGCCACGCCCGAAGTCTGCACGAGGCCAGCGCTACCAGAAGCCGCGCTTGTCAGAGAGACGCCCCTCATGGTGTAGCCGGAATTCGGGGTGAGCGTCAGAGTGGACGTTGAAATGCTAACGCCAGCCGTGAGCGGAGTGCTGACCGAGAAAGGCGCAGCCGCCACGGAGACAAACGCTGGATACCCATCGCTGTCGCTGTAGCTGATCAAAACAGCTTCACCGACGTGCGAGATCACGGATGGGCCCCGAGTACTGCCTTGAGTCGCAAGCGTTGTTGTAAATGCGCCATTGGCACTAAAGCCGTTTCCACTAGAGCTTGAGTTTATAGGCTGAACAGCAATGAACTGGCTGCCCGTCCTTGCGTTAGAGACAGCGACTGGCATCCCTGAAGCCGTGTAGCCAATGGTTAAACCGGAGGCACTATCGACGGTGTTAGCAAAGGGTGAGCCGGTAAAATTCCCATTAGGAAATTGAGTGCTTGTATTAAAGCGCGGATTTATGGTCCCTAATGAATATTGATAAGCACCCGATGCTCCAGTTGCTGAAATAACATATGCAACGTTCCCAGATGATGGGGTAGGGGTAGATCCGGCCACGAAGTTAGCGGGGCTAAAAATGGCAGTGTAATTAGAGGGCGACCCCGCCGAAAACGTTGTTGTACCAGTTTGTCGGACAATGCACGCCTGCATAACGCTTGTGTTGTCCGTGCCATTATCTGTTGCTATAACCGCAAAACCGCTCGACTTAAACGGAACAATTTGCCCAAACACGGGGCGAACAGGCAGCGTCAGAGACACGATTGAAGTAACCGTACCATTATCCCGAACGACGGCGACTGAATAATTTACTGTGGTCGTATTTCGAAATCCAACGGCAATGTGATTGCCGATACCAAAGCTCGCAACTGCCACCGGCACTGAGTTATCCGCCGTGTACGAGGCCGCGGAAATCGTTCCAGAGGTCACAACAGCCAGCGCCGGCGTCAATATAGTAAAACTAAGAGCGCTACTGACGTTATGTGTAACAAGTATATTGCCATTTGCAAAAACGGCCACACCACAGCTTTCCGCGCCACCGCCAGTCGCAACAGTTACTGGACCAGCAATAAGCGCGCCATCCGAGCTATACCGAGAAATACGCGTGAGAGCACCCGAGCTTCGTACCCATGCCACAACAAACTCACCATTCGGCAACGGGGCAAGGACAACGCGGGTGCTTGAAAAAGCTCCGTCGACTAAAGTTTTTTGAATAAGCAGTGTGCCAGCGGTGTAATTCGTTGTATAATTGCCAGTCGATGACACACTGAAACTTGCAGTATTCGGCGTAGATGTCTGACGATTATAGCTACCCAGAGCAAATGGACCAACTAAGAAATTCGGCACAGTCGCCGACGGGGCGCCGACTAAAGCAAACGTCGTGTTGTTGTAGGCAAAATAAGCAACGCCCATTGGAGTTGCATACGTTCCGGTGCTAGTTTCATTTAGCTGAAACACACCAAAGTATACGCGGGTGTTGCTTGAAACGACAATAGGTGTAAACTGCATACGATAGGTTGCTGTCACCAACCCATTGGCGCGAGTAGCCGCTGCGAGAGGGGTATTCGACGAGTCAAACGCTTGGAAAAACAAACAAGAAGTAACGGTCCCCGAGATAAAATCTGAATAGAGAACCACGTATCCTCCGGAGGCGCCCTGCGCAAAAGCCTCCATTGCGCCGCCTACGACGTCTACTGCAATTGTAATAATCTGCGCACCCAGCGCCGCAGTCGCACCATCCCACGTTACGATAAAGACTCCAGTGGAGCGCTGTAAGAAACCTCTAATTACGTTGTCGGATGAACGCGCAATGGCCACTGCCCGACCGCTGGTAGTAGTGACAGTAGATGTCGTTTGCTGGATACCGGCGGCGCTATATCTCCGCATAACCACATCTGTGGCTGCAGTTCTAAAAATGACATGGATTTCGTTCGAAGCGTCAACCAAGAAGTCCCAAGACTTTGAATTGTTATTAAATACGCTGATAGCCGATACCCCGGAGGTGCCAAAAGTTGCGTCAAACCCAGCCGTCGTCACTCGACGAAGTTGAAACGAAACGCCACTGCCGTTCAGATACCCAACAATGACAGACCCATCGGAACGCGCCTGCAGCTTAAAACGGGCGACTACAGCAGTATTTGTTAAGTTAAGTGTAGCTGACGCGAGGACGGCGGTCGCAGGGGTGCCGTCCGCGTTATAGAAACGCGCGGCCAAGTTAAAATCAGACGCCGCCGTCGTACAAACAATACAGAAACCGCCCGCCGGCAACGCAACAACACTAACCTGACCGGGCATCCCGGGAACGGTCATAGTCGTGCTGGTCTCAGCCACTACGGGGACGCCGGCGCTCGTCTCAATTTTAAAATTCACCGTCGATGACGTCGTGCCGGTAGCGTAGACGTACACGATATTACCATTGGTCAGTTGCGCCGCGACCTGACTGCCCATCGAACCGCCAAGCTGCTCAACATAGGTGAGCTCATTCGCCGTTGTTGCGGCTTGGGCAGACGCAAGATAAGAAGTCGAGCCCGCAAGGAAGTTTCCGGTCGGCAGCGCAGCCGCCGGGATTGACCCAAAACCAGCATTGGTTTCGTAGACATAGTCACCAGCGTTGTAGCCAGTGGGTGACGCCAAGAGGGGAATGACGGTCGGATCGCTGGAGACGGTGCGGCCCATTCTTAAATCTCCTCGTAGCCATAAACGCTAACGGAAAGCCCAACCGCGTTAGCAAACACCACAACAGCCTCTGTCGCGTTCATCACGATGCCAGACCGCTCAAGAACTCCGTTCGGAGCAATAACCGTGTCATATTCAATATACTCAGACGCGGCGGGCGTTCCGGATGATGAAATCGCCACTCGAGTGGCGATTGGGGAGAGTGTCGCATTGGCGACACTGATCGTGACAACGGCGACAGTCGCTGCCGGCACCGTATAAACCACGGTATTGGTCGTTGCTGCCGGAGCAGCCTGCCCTAGAACGCCTGTCGCCATCGCCTCAGTTCCTATTAGAAGCTGGAGAAGTAGTATGCCTTGGCGACGGATATACCGCCAACAGGCTGCCAACTCAAGTTTGTACCATCAGTTCGCAGGTATTTTCCGGCGTTGCCAGTCTGAGGGGGCAAAATCGTCGACGCGCTGACCGTGCTCCAAGTGCCATCACCCCGCAGATATGTCGATATGCTTGGCGTGCCAGTCGCAGAAATGCCGGCCATCGGGATCCCGGACCACGTTCCGGCGCCACTCAGGAAGGTGTTTGACGTCAGCGAACCAGTGGCGTTGATACCCGTTACGGGAATTGTGGACCATGTCCCAGCGCCGCTAAGGAAGGTATTGGCGCTCAGGGTTCCGGTAGCGTCGATGCCAGTAACGGGCACATAAGCCCACGATGCCGACGTGCCATTGGTTGTAACGAATTTGCCCGCGTTGCCAGTCTGCCCCGGAAGGGCAACAGCAAACGCCGCGGTAGCCACGAAAGCCGTTGTCGCAATCTGAGCAGACGATGTACCGGGGGCCGCCGTTGGGGCGGTGGGGATGCCAGTCAGACCGGGACCGTCAGCCAGAACAACATTCGTACCGATGCCAGTTACACCGTAAGAAGCACCCCACGCGCTTCCGGTGCTAGTCGGAATTCCAGCCGGCGGATACACCGTCACGCCAATTCCGCTGATCGTAATGGTTCCAGAGCCGTTCGCAATGGAGATCCCAGCCCCAGCCGTCAGTGTAGTGAGGGAGTAATTCGTCCCATTGCCGATCAGAACCTGACCGTTTGTCGGAGTGTCCGAACGACCCGTACCACCCTGAGGCACGCTGATTGGCGTCGTAAGGCCCGAGAGAGACGTGATGTCACTGTTGGCGCCTGATGCAGCCGCACCAATGGATGCGCGTGCCACGGCAGCGTTGACGGCGGTAAAGATCCCGATACCCAGCGACGTGCCGCCGAGATTGATGAGCGCCGTCCCAGCAGTGGTGGCGCCGGTGCCGCCCTGAGCGATGGCGATTGGCGTCGACAGGTTGTTCGTGTCGGCCTCGACGACGTTCGTGCCGTCGCAGTACAGGATAGCCGCGCCGTTCTGAACGACTGCAACGCCGGTGCCGGCAGCTGTCTTAACGGTGAGCGTGTAGCTTCCGGTCGTCGTGTTGCGGACCCAGTATTGCTGAATCGTGTTCGGCACGATGATCTGCATGTTCGCGGTCAGGACGCCGCTGAACTGGTAGGCGATGCGGTTCAGGTTGGTGCCCGAGAGCGTGTACGGGCTGGGCTGCCCAGTCAGGCTGATCGACACATAGTCGAACGCGAACGACGCGCTCTGGCCGTAGCCAATTGTGTAGAAGCTGGTGCCGTCAGTCAGGATCCGCGCGCTGTCACCCGGGTTGAACACCAGAGACGCTTGGCCGTTGATGAGCTCGCCGCCCGCAGGAGCGATGGTCAGACCGCCTGAGCCTGAGTTGCGCGCGTCGAAGAACCAGTCGTTTCCGACCGCAGCTGCCGACGGCATCGTGAACGTGCCAGCGCCGCCGTTCCACACGAGGACGCGAGCGCGGTCTGAAGACGTGAGCGTGTAATTCGCCGAGAGCAGAGTCGTCGGCGCAGCCTGATTCAGCGTCGTGGTGATGGCCTTGAGGCCAGCCCCAGCCAGCGCACTCGCGGACGGGGATGACGTGCCGGCGCCGTATTCAATCGCGCGCCATGTGCCGTTTACGGTCGAGTTACCCGTGAGGTAAATCTGCCATGCTTCACCGGAGGCAATCGTCTGGATCGTGTTGCCGCTGTTGTCAGCGACCGTGAACGCGAACGCGCCGACGTTGAAGAACAGCGCAGTCTCACCGACCGAAGCCTGAGTGGCGTCGGGCATGCGGATCGTGAAGCTGCCCGCAGACGGCGTGACGTCCATGATGGACGAAACGACGTTGGTGTTGGTGGCGACTTCAGTCGGCCATGTCAGCGTTACGTTGGCAGTCAGCGCAATGGCGCGATAGCTGACGTTTGCAGCGTAAATGTTTGTACCGCCAAAAGTGTTTGTAAAACTGGGCACCTTTAATCCTCCCTGCGGATGATGCCACGATCAGCAATCTGGCGGATATCTTCGCCGTTCAGCGCGGCGACGGATCGGTCGTAGAATCCTTGCCAGATCGGGATGATCTCTTCGTTCTTGAGGAACGGGGCGGCCTCCATAAGCGAGGCGTAGAGCAAGGCGTTTGGCGCGTATTCCGTGAACCAGTTCGTTTGAACGTCGTCACCGAGAAGCGGCGGCAGTTCATAATAGATCAGTTCGTAAGGGAACGGCGCGCTCGGCGTGGGCGCGAAGAACCAGTGCTGATAGTCGTAGTCAGCATAAAACCTCGGCGTCCCGGTCAGCGTCTGGTTCGGCCAGTACTGGCGCATATACTCATACGCGCGCGGGAAGACTTCCTGCGTGGTGTTGTAGCCGGTGCCGGTGCCAACACGGATGCTGACGGTTTCGCGCCAGCGGTCGGGCTTGGGGTAGGTAGGCTCTCCCACAGTCATGGTCGATGAGACGACGGTGACGGTACCTTGGATCTTCAGTTCCCGGGCGAGGCGGCGCTCAGCGAGGCCGATCAGGCTGGGAAGCTGGAGGTAGACCGAAGGATCCGTCGCAAGCGTTGCCCCGCGCTCCAGATA